CTTATACTTATACTAATTTAGCTGGTAAAAACTTTATTGGTGGAGAAATCCAAGTATCTGATAGAGCTAGCTCATTATTTTCAGTTCCTTTTTCTCAAACAGGTAATGATATTAAAACAGCGCCTGGCGAAGTTGGTAGATATTACGCAGTTTCAACAGAGGTTGAAAACTTAATGGCGCTTCTTAATAATTCTTTAAATTATTTAGATTTTGAAGAATGGAAAGGAACCAATTCATCAAATCTTACAGTTATACCATCTCAAGATGTTCAAGCGGTATGGTATGACACTATAAAATTACACTTAAGAACCGGATATTCTTTTAGTGGTAGAGGTTACGACGGATTTTTATTCCGAACTAAAGTTAAGAAAAATTCTGGAGTTTATAGTTATTTTAACTCTACAGTATACTTAAATAGTTCTAGTTTTGAGATTCAAAATCCAAATCCATTTATTTTAGGTGAAACTTCATATTCAAAATATATTGAAATTAAAGTACCTTCACTAGTACACATGTATGACCCGACAAAAAATCTTGAGTTTAAAGAAACTTTTTTCGGTTTAGACGGAACTTTAGATTCAATACCTCAATCTGCTAATTATGAATTTGATTTTAAATTAATAAGTAGTGTAATTGAAGTTAACGGATATGAGTATATCAATTTAGTAGAGAGCAAAGCAATAGTTTTACCTCAAGAAGATGAATATGTTGATTTAGCTATTAATGTTGAGCATGCTGAAGATGGAGATTATTTTAAAATATATGGAACAAAAGACGGTTCAACTGCTGGTTTTGAAAATTATATTAATGGAAGATTGCAAACAACGGGAGATGATTTAATCGTGTTCTATGAGGTTCAAGTAAGCGAACAGTTAGGTCTTAATTATATTAATACCTTTACAAATACCTTTACACAAACTGTTGAATTTGATAAGCCAATTGTATTCAGACCAGTAATTATGAACTCTTCAATTTCAAGTAACTTTTTAATTAGTGTTAACATGCGTATTTATAATGAAACAGATAATACTCAAATTTTAAAGTCTGCATCTTTAATATATGGACAGCCTAAAAAGTATGGTAAAAAATTATTGAAGTTAAACTTAAATTCAAGTTTTGCTCCAACTGTTGTTTATAATACTCTACCAAATACTAGCGTTAATAGAGAACTTAATGGATTTGTAAACTCAATTAGACCGACCGTTGGAGAAACTAAATATGTTCCTGTAGCACTTGATACTTATGGTATTTTAGCCGGAAGTACTGGAGTTTCTGTTGATGGAGCAAATGCAAATGCAACAAACGGATTTGTATATGAAAAAGAAGGAGTTGGAACAATTAATCTTTCAAAAGTTTCTGATAACTTTGTTAAATTTAAAGTTGTACAGCCTGACGGAGATAATTTAAAATCAATTAGCTTAGTAAACGCTGAAGATATGATTTTAATAATTAAAAGTGGAGCTATTGAACAAAGAATTTCACATGACCCTGGATTTCCAGGAGTTGATATGGGAGCTGGAGAAGTTTTCTTTAAAATACCAAAATCAGTTGCCGTTAGATTTGATCAGTCAGATGCTAATCAATTTGCGGACAAATTTTATATTAATATTAAAAATGGAAGTACAGAATCGCTATTGTACTTTGGAAATGTTAACATCATATAATGATTTTAAATAGTAGAAATAATTTATTCAATTTTAAATTCCCTAGGACTTTTATTCCTAAGGAAGTTGCTGACAAATATCGACAGTATTTGAATAGAATGCCAGGTAATTTAATTACCGAACCAATAGATTTTGTTAACTATTCTATTCAAGGCGTTAATCTTCCAGGAGTTTCATTTGATCCGATTCAAGTATCACCAAATGACGGTACAATAACATATCATAGAGGAGCGATTCCAATACAAAATACAATTGATCGACAGTTTAAAGTTACAATGCAACTATTAGACGGTTACATTAATTATTGGATTCTACAAGATACTCTTCTTTATTATTATTCAAAAGCAGTAAGAGAGCCTTTTATTAACGATATTAAATTACAAATTATGGACGCTGAGGGAATTCATATCATTAGCGCTGTATTTGAAAAACCAATTATGAATTCGATTTCAGAACTTGATTTAAACATGAGTTCTAACGTTGCTGAATTTACAACATTTGATGTTAACTTCTATTATAACAAATTTAATATAGCATTAGAAATAGATTAAGATATATAAGTATATGAAAACATTTTTAGATTATATGGCTGAAGAGAATATTACTCCAGTCGAACTACAGATATTAAACGAATCCCTTCAAACAGAATGGACTGAAGAACTTGAAGCTAAAGTTGATGCGGCTTTAGAGGAATTTTCAAAGACCTACAAAAACGAAGATGGAACTTACAATGTTCAGAGATTCAACGAAGAGATTACTAATGAAGGAATTTTAGGTAGTATCTTTGGAGGTCTTGCTGGTTTTGCTCTTGGTAAAACTATCGGTAAAACTGTTGCAAATATCCTAGGAATTCAAGGTGGCGTAATGTACGACATGTTAACTTCAAGATTAGTAGGCGCCGCTCTTGGTGCTTCTCTTGGTAAAAAGATCTAAATGAATTTCGTAACAATTGACTTTTCATTAAATTCTCCAGGTATTTGTATTTTTTCAGATAACAAGTACAATTTTATTGGGTATTTAAAACCAGGTACTGGAACTAAAGCAGAACAAAAGATTCAAGAGGAATTAAATCTACTTGAAGATACACAGATCTCTCATCAACCTGACTGGACGAATAACGAAGCTTACTCAAAGAGCGAAATGATTAAAATCCAAAGGCACACTCAAACCGCAAACGATATTATTAATATGATTATTGAAATTGCAGGCAATGAAACTCCTTTTGTGATTGCTTTTGAAGGTTCTTCTTATGGTTCTTCTGCGGGAACTAACAATATTATTGACATGGCTGCCGGAGCCGCAATCTTAAAGATGGAAATGATGTCGAGGCTTGAAGTCTTAGATATGATGACAATTGCTCCTTCGACAATTAAGAAACATGCTGGAAAAGGTAACATGAAAAAAGACGAACTTTGGGTTAAATTCCTGGAAAATGTTCTTGATGATTCGTCATTGGAAAACTCGTCACTGCTTGCATTCTGTCAATCTCAAATCGGGTTCGTTAAAAAAGTTCCAAAACCAATGGACGATTTAGTGGACGCTTACTTTTTAAATCATTTAGCCAGAAGTTTATTTTACCCAGAGGCTTAAAGACTTTAGTTATATTCACTATGTGAGTTTTTGTTTCAAAAGTACTTAAAAATATTTTATAAATAAAAAAGAGAGTCTCTAGGTGTCACGATTCCCGAATAAAAAAGATATATATTATTATAGAAAGTGAAACAAAATATTCATTCTCTATATAACTATCATAAGTTAATTAAAGGGCCCTTAAAAACTTAGAACAATTAAAGTATTAACAAAAATTAAAGCAATTAAAGACATGGCAGAATTTGACATTTTTAATCTAGGAGTTTCCGATGTTGAAACTCACGAAACACAAGCTTCATCTGGAAGCGATCTTTACAAACCTACAGCAGACGATGGTAAAGATGGAACATACAAAGCAATGATTCGTTTTGTTCCGAACCCTTCAAACCCAAGAAATTCATTAGTAAAAAAGTACGTACACTGGTTAACAAACGCTAGCGGTGACGGTAAAATGGTTGACTCTCCATCTACTGTTGGTGACAAATGCCCTATCGCAGACGTATTCTTTAAATTACGTAAAAGTGATTCAGCGGTTGACCGTAAAATGAGTGATAAACTTAAAAGACGTGAACAATATTTCGCTCTTGTTAAGATTATTAAAGACCCACAAAATCCAGAATTGGAAGGGCAGTACAAAATCTTTAAATTTGGTTACAAAATCAAAGAGAAAATTGACGAAGAATTAAAACCAGCATTTGGTGAGCCAACTCAAGTATTTGACTTATTTGCAGGTAAAAACTTTGAGTTAATTATTACTCGCCAAGGAGATTTTAACAACTACGATAAATCTAAATTCTCTTCTAAAACGAGTCCAATCGATATGAATGGTACTCCAGCAGAAAGAAATGCAGAAACAATGGGAACAATTAAAGCTGAATTAGAAGCAGCTCCAAGTTTAGAACCATACGAATACAAGGCATGGGATAGCGAAACATTAGATTTCGTTAATAGTATCTTAAGAAACTATTTAAACCCAGGAGATTCTTTAGATAGTGTTGTTAACAAACCAGCTGCTAAAAAAGCTCCAGCTAAAACTGAAAAAGTAGCTGAATCGGCTAATGGATCTTCAGATTTTGAATTTCCTGAATCAATGACGTCAAGCCCTGATTCTACAAACGTAGATTCATCTGATGACTTAGATTCTTTCTTAAATGATTTAGATATTTAATATAATTAGGTAAGATTAGAGGGTCAAGTGTAAACTTGGCCCTTTTTTCATATATAATAAGTATGCAAAATCAAAAAATAACAGAGGAACTTAAAGCAAAAATCAGGAGCTTGGTAAAACAAGCAATTGTAAAGGCTCATCATGAACCGAGCAAGCATATGATTAAAGAGATGCCAGGTAGGATTACAATGGCATGTCCTTATTGCGGTGACTCGAGCACTGACCATAAAAAGAAACGTGGTAATTTGTATTGGGACACCCTGCAATATCATTGCTTCAACTGTTCTACCCACTCAAATGCATATCAATTATTAAAAGACCATCACATCAAGTTTCAAAGCACTGATGATTCCATCCAAGTTATTGATTACATTCAAGAACATAAAATGGAAACTAATGATATCGAAGTTCTTGAGCATGATGTATTTAAGCTAACGCATGATTTATCTCCAACAAGAGCCCAAGTCAGAGAATGGTTTGGATTTAAAGAAATCGAAGCAGGAGATCCAGCATTCTTTTACCTAAGAAAACGTTTATTGTCTAATAAATTAGACAGATTTATGTATTCTCCAAAAGATAAAAGAATTGTTGTATTAAATCTAGCACCTCAAGACAAAGTGATCGGATTTCAAACTAGATCCCTTGAGAAGAAGGCTAATTCTCGTTATTTGACATACGATCTTGAAAAGATATATGAAGAGGCAAAGCTGGAGTTGACCTTGAGTGAAGAAGAATTAGTAAGCGTTAAAAAACTTTCAACATTATTTGGAGTTATGCTTGTTGATTTTCAGCGAGAAGTTACAATGTTTGAAGGACCTATCGATGCTATGTTTATCTCAAATTCAATAGGACTTGCAACTGCCGGTCGATCAACAACAGAATTTGATGAGATACCTACTATTAAATATATGTTTGATAATGATACAACTGGTAAACAAAAGATGATGGAAAAACTTAAACGTGGCAAAAAGATTTTTACATGGGAAAAGTTCTTTAAAGATACTAAAATTGACTTAGATTGGGAAAAGTTCCTATCTAAAGTTAATAAAAATGAAAGAGATAAATATCCTAAACAAATAGGCGATTTAAACGATTTGGTTATTGCGGCATGGTTTACAAAAAATGTTTGCCTTTCTAAAATAAATGATTATTTTTCGGATTCAAAACTTGATGCGTATCACCTATGATAAAAAAAGATTTTTTAAAAATGATCGACGAACAATTCGAAGATTTTGAAAACGAAAGAAACAAGAGAAAAAACCTGAAGTTGATTATCGACTTTTCATCGACAAGTATTTCTCATGAAGGCAAAGAATTTACAATGACAAAACCGAAACTTAAAGCAAAGTTTAAAAGTTCAGTGTACATTAAGGAAACAAACAAAGGCAATTCACTTTTTTAAATAACATTACATGATAGAATCCAAAGATAAAATTCAGCAGCTCGATGATTATTTAATCAAACAGAGAGAGGATTGGACATCTAAAATAAAAGGATTAACCGAGGAATTAAAACTTGGTAATAATCTAGAAGGCGTAAGTGCTTACACACTTAGTTATCGTCAAATATTGGTTGAACACTTAGCAACCATGGGAAATCGTATTAAATCCCAAAAAGCAACTGTAGATAAAAGATATAAAGATAAATGGGTTGAGTATTATAGCTATGACTATAAACTTACCGATAAAATGCGAGAAAGGTTTGTTGAAGCAGACATCTCAGATGATACAACTATCCTTGAGTTATTAGTAACTCAAAAAAGTTTTTTTGAGGGATCAATTAAGACACTTGATAATATGGGCTTTGCAATAAAGAATCGTCTAGATATTTCAAGGTTGTAAAAAAGATCGAATGAAGTTTGATTTTAACATTAACAGAAGACAATCAATATTTAAGAATTGACGAAGCTACTGAAATTGAGTTAGAGCAGATTAGAATCTCTCTGACTAAAAGAATAGAAAGTTGGAGGTTTCACCCTCTTGTAAAACGCGGAGTTTGGGATGGATATGTATCATATATTAAAGATGATAAATGGATTCCTGCCGGACTTTGGCGTCATATCATGTCAATATGTAAAGAATACAGATTTGAACTTAAAATCGAAGGTATTAAAAGACTTATTGACTCAAATATTAATGCGGAACAGTTTGAAGAATGGGCATTAGACTTCTTTAAAGGTTCGCAGTTCACTCCTCGAGACTATCAAATCGAGACTGCATATAACATTTTAAAATTTAGAAAGTGTCTTGCAGAGCTAGCAACATCTGCAGGTAAGACACTGATTAGTTTTATGACAGTTGCATATATGCTTGAAAAACAACATGCTACCAGAATACTTTTTATTGTACCAAACGTTTCATTAGTAGTACAAGCACATGAAGATTTTCACGAATATAACTACAGAAACCGAATTGATTTAAGGATCCAACAGATATTTGCAGGACAAGAGGTCAAAAATAATAAGAACATAATTATTGGAACATATCAGTCCCTAATTAAAAAAGATGCTGCATACTTTGCAGAATTCGACGCGGTTATTGTTGATGAAACTCATAAAGCAAAAGGAGCATCAATCAAAGAAATTCTTAGTAAATGTGTAAACGCCAAATATAGATTTGGACTTTCAGGTACCATACCAAAGGATGGAACACTTGACAAATTAACCTTAATGAGTCAGACAGGACCTGTTATTAGTGAAGTTAAGGCAAGTTTTTTACAAGAACAAGGACATATTGCGCAATGCGTCGTTAAAGTTATTGAAATGAATTATGCAACTCCAAAACAGAGAACTGCATTTATGGAACTTGCACAGAATAAATATGACAGTAAGGACGTATTCTCGTTAGAACAGAATTTTGTAATTACAAGCGATGCACGGCTTAATTTTATCTCAAATGTAATTTCAAGAGTACCCAGAAACTCATTAGTGCTTTTCCATCGTATTGAGCATGGTCAAAGGCTATACGAAAAACTTCGACAAGAAAGTAGCAAGAGAGTATTTTATGTTGATGGTGGAACCGCTTCAGATATTAGAGAAGAGTACAAAAAGAAAATGGAAGCTGGAGAGGAAATTGTAATTGTTGCAAGTTTTGGAACATTCTCAACTGGTATCTCAATTAAGAAAATTCATAACATCTTTTTTACTGAATCATTCAAATCAGAGGTAATTATTAGACAATCAATTGGTCGTGGATTAAGGCAACATCATTCAAAAGACAAAGTATTAATTGTTGATTTTGTTGACGATATTCGAACAATAGAATGGGATAACTATCTATATAAACATGGAAAGGTAAGGCAATCTATTTATAAACAAGAGAAATTCGAATACACTGTAAAGAAAGTGGATTTTGATGGGGATATATAAACATAATAACGTAATAAAAAAACATATTAAAAATGGCACAAGTTAATAAAATCTCTTCATTTAAGAGTTTCACTGAGATTAAGAATCAGGAAACTACAATGAAACTAAGAGAAGAAAACAATGCAAAAAGACAGGAAACTGTTGGTAAAATTGGAGCAATCCTTGATGAAATGGGTTTAACTTCTTTATCTGAATTAGATGAAGACAAAAAACAAGCCCTAATTAGTAAAATGTTTGGAAATGTTTCAGAAGATGAAGCAGAAGATATTGAAGACGAAATTAATAAATTAGGAGAACCTGAAAAATTAGAAGAGGGAAATCCATTTATCTATGCTGCTGCAAAAGCAAAACAAGATGGTAAGAAAGAATTCGAGTT